ACTGGTCTTCAGTAGGCTCAATAGCCAAACCTTCAATCTCATCACAAACCGTGGTGTCCACGGCATTATTATCATTAATTCTAGAAAGCTATATACACACATGGGAGTGCTCAACTACCCATGTTCGGAGTGACATCCGTCTCATTTAAAGTCTGAGTAGTAGACTCGGTACATCCCTGCTGTGTCACTCATGTATGTACAAAGGGATTACCACGTGTCCGTGGCCCTAAAACCACAACTCCAAGCGTGTCTTCACATGCACGCGAGTGGCGAAGCGGTTGGAGAATGGCAACTCAATGCCATTCTCATCACACCAACGCTGAAGCTTGGGGAAATACTCATCCCAAACCTCAGAGGGGTGCAAGCAAAGCTCACACAGACAATGTGCGATACGCTGCTCCAGGTCTCCCTGCATATCCCTCTGGTTCTTATACCAGTAGGGCTCGTACAGAAAACTGTCCAAAGCAAGAGGGGCGACCCAGCCAACGTTAGGCACATTGTCGATAAGCTTCCCTTGCTTGTCATCATCAACGACGAAGGTTCTCTTCAAGAAGGTCACCTTGTCAATGGTGGTATAGGGCTCAAGCTCAGCATCCTTCCTCCCGGAAGTATACGTGAGATTGAAAAGCTCCTTCATGAACTTGGCAACAGTCACCTGGTTAAAGACTTCGGCAACTGTGTCACTCACAGAGACAAGGTTGTCATCGCCAAAGGTGACGATGTAGACATGCTTCCACATGTCCACATAGTCACCCGTAGCCTTGACATAGCAACCGGTTAAGGTCACTAAGGAATAGCATGAATTGACCATAGTGGTCAAAGGATGGCCACTTGGCAGGGACTTGTTCCACTGGACAACAGTGTCCAGCTTATTTCCAGTCCCCGACAAATGGCGAGAATGTATGAGGTCGAGCCACAAAATGGCCCTGACACGATCATCCTCCTCTTTCCAATCCGGGCTCTTGGCGTACCACTGGTTGATATATTTCAATATCGCACAGTGCACCCAAGGCTGCTCACTCGAATCAAAGCGGCTGAAGTCACCATCGAAGACCTTGTCTCCAATGTGCAACAGCGATTCAGCAATCATGTACCACTCGCGGTAAAAGTTGATACCAGGGGCCATCCCATTTGCCACATAGGTACTCAGCATTGCTGCCAAGAATGCACCGAAGTACATCCTCACAGCAATGGTGTAGTCCATTGGGGCACTGGAAATGGCTCTGGTAGCAACCTCCGCCACCTTCTTGAGCGTCCGCAGCTCATCCTTGAGGAAATCCCCAAAGAGATGAAACTTACGGATGCCCAGCTTCGCCTTGGCAATGATGTCTTCAACATCACGCCTTATCGGCTCCAAACCCTTACGGGTGAAGTCGATGGGACCATCTGGGCCCAAACACCAGGTCTTACCTGGCAGCGACGGGGACACATAGTGTCGATACTTAACTCCTGGACTGCTCTTCCTATTCAAAGGCTTGAGCGCCCACCCAGGAGGAGGCTGCAAAGCCTCTTCAAAAGTCAGAACGTCCCTACAATGGTCCTTGGTGGCAGAAGTAAACTTCTGCATGGCCAAGTCCACTATGGGCTCCAACTCCTTGGGATCAGCATCGACTACTTCAGTTTGGTACGCCTCTAACGCGCGCACCATAGGAATGATACGAACACCGTCGCGAACTACAGTCTCAAGTACTGCAGGCGCACTCGGTGCAGGTCCGAAAACCTGGGCTTCTTGCAAAGGGGTCGGCTTAATGCAGGTCCTCGTGCCCATTGACACGGGATCCGCTAGCTTACCCAAGTACTGCATGGAACCAGCCACAAGGCCAGTCTCTCGTGCAGCACGTGCGTGCTCATCATCATCCAAGACCATAACAGTGGCCTCATCCTTGGTAGCATCCTCATCCCAAGATCGCATGGCATTGAAAACATACCACGCCATCTCCTGGGACACAATCTGACTGAAACCTTGTCGAATCAACTTGGAATCTCGTCCAGCCACATGGAAACCCATGACGCAGCGCGCGCCATACGTACGGTTCTCACACAGGCTCAGTGGAGCGCCACAGTCACCCTTAACTGTCGGCGCATTATACTTCACCAAGCCACGCTCTCGCCGACCATCCACGCAAATGTCCACAGCTTCAACTGTGTCACTCACGTGGGTGATCTTCTGCGCAACGTACTTACCTGTGCGCTTGTCCTTATCCATGTTGCATACATCAAGTCTCACTCCAACGCGCTTCGATCTCAGCACGTTGAAAATCTCCTTCTCTGTGAGAAAGAGATGGCAAATCCTGCGCTTAGGCTTCAATGGGAACGTTGGCCCCATGGCCACAGCAGCAATGTCTGCCGTGCGCCTCTTGATGATGTGGCCATCCAAGAAGCGCTCGACTTCCATAGAACACGTCGTGCCATCACGCACGTCCGTGAAGTGCATCTTGCTCATACCATTGATCTCACTCAAGGAAGAAAGAAAATGACGCGGAAACAAGTAAACATCAGCTCCCAGACCAATAAACTGGCCCAAAGGCTCATGCTCCTCATCATACTCACCTGTCAGACTGTTCATCTGCTGAACCATGACCTTGAGGGTGTTGGCGTACACTATCTTGTGCACCTGCTCATTAGGTGGTAACCCGACCTGGGCTTCTGCCTCGCTCTCTTCATCACCTACTCGGGGCATGTGCCACTTCTTCAAAGGCAAAGCGTCACTCTTGGGCGGGGGGGCGTTACTCTGATAATCCGCACCCTCCACCGGCACTTGGGGCTCTTTAACCCCAAACATACCCATGAGTGCCTGAATGACACCCCATAGGACTCTCACGATGCCAGTCACACTCGTAAGCAAGAAACGGAAAAGCAACACTCTCATTGTGATGCCATAGAATGCGGAAACAACCGCATTCTTAGAACCGGGTAGCAACTTCGTTGCCTTCCACAGCAAACGGTTGATCTCTAAGATAGCTCCTTTGACCCAGCCGGCCGCCTCGGATAAACCTTTGCGCCAGCTACTGTCATCAAGCTTCTTGTCAATGATCTCAATCTCAGTCTCAATCTTGCTTGACTCTCGCTCAACGAATCCACCTCTGGGTCCATCCCCACTTGAAGCAGCATTGACGCCTGATTGCGCCTCCAAGGCAGTCTCCAGGATGCCTAAGACATCCTGTAGATTACCAACCTCACGGTTGTTAGCCTCACGACGCGCCTTGATCTCACGGGCGGCTAGCTCAATAGCGGATCGCAAAGTAACTTGCTCTCCCTTAATCTCGCTCGAATTAAACGTGTGCGTTCGCAACGTCCACGCATCCAGGGGAAGTGCATTCAACACGTCCTGGGGGGTTATCGCACTTCCAGTGCTCGCCAAAGCGGCCAAATCATCGGCCACTCGTTCCATAGCCCTCGTGAACATATCATAGTCCAAACCGGTACCATTCTCCTGCTTAAAAGCATCTGTCAACTCAGCCCAATAGGCGCCTTGAAAGCGCCTCACCAGGGCTTCAGGGCAAGTGATGTATGGAGCCCACTCTGCAGCGATATTGCGGCAGTTGGTGGTTCCGATGATCAACGGCGTATCCAGATAGAAACGCCCCTTGCTCTCCACATCAGCGAAGTTCAAAGGATAGGACCAGTTACCAATGGCCCGAATCATCTGCATAGCCTCGGAATCACTATCACCCTGCTGGGGCTTCACCTGGAAGCAATCGTCCATCACCAAGCATTTCTGCCCAATGTAGCCGTTCCAGTACTCAGTAGTACCTTTCTGCCACATATGTGACAGAACCTCACTGGCCTTACACTCACCAGACAAAAGCAAGATGCATGCGCCAACAAGGCGCAACATCGTAGACTTACCGATCCCAGAAGGACCAGCGATCATGATGCACCAGGGCATAGGTCTCACATTGGTGGAGGCTGTCAGCGCCCCTTGATGGGGCTGCAAGGCAAGCCTCAGCTTCTCAATCCAAAATAGCAGGTCCTTCTTAGATTCCTGCGTGGCCATGATCTGCAAAAATCCATGACCCTCGACAACCAGCTCTCTGGCAGCCTTAAGCCGCTCAATGGGCATATCTGTGCCCGCTGCAAACTCCTTAAGCATGCCAGCTACCTTCTTCCTCCATAAGTCATATAGACTCTCCTGGCGAGAGAAAGTGAACTTGTCGTCATCACCCCGATTCAGGATAAAGTTCACAAACTGCTCGAAGACCTTGACGATCTTCTCGACGAACTTCTCCAGGCCTTCAGAGGCCCTTGGAAAATAACTAACTCTCTTCATGAACTCTCCTGCAACGACACTGCCACCCTTATTGTTGGGTAGCCAAAGTGTGGTCATGATGGTAGTGACATCAGCGATGGTGCTCGAAAGCCCATCCTGATGCACCACTTCACAGGATTGCTTCGCAACTCGAGAAAACAAGCCGCTCAGCATGGGAAAATGGATAGCACCGAAGGCTAGAATACCTCCGGCGAGTGCCTGTGAAGTACCATGGTTGATCAGCAACCACAGCACCACACAGGCAAGGATCATGTTAGCAAAAGCGCCCCCCATCTCAGCGAGGCGCTCACGCATCTTAAGAAGCTCAGTCTTCAAAGCATCGAGCAAGTCACATGACTTGTCCGCCGCCCTTGCGATGCCCTTAGCAGCACGCCGAGTGGCTAGTGCCGCAACACCAGCTGTCACAGCCGCTGCGATGCCAAAGGCACCAGACTGGCGCTCCACAGGTGAATCATCATGATGATCCACAAAGAAGTTCATCTCGAACTTCTGCGCACGTGCCACTTGTATGGCACTGCGTCCTCTGGGCTTCTTGCCCGTTTCAATCACGCGCCTATGTTGCCTACTCTTACAAGAGGCAAGAGCGCGCTGAATACTCTCACGCCACTGACGCTTGTCAGTGGATGTCAAGGACAAGAACTTCTTCTTGTCCTTCTTGGTCCCATTCTTGAGGGACAAGTCAGAAAACTTCTCCAACACCTTAGAAGGTGTTGCTGCTTGCACTTTAGCGTAAGTGCGCAACGATGGCTCCGTTCTTCCGGCCATTGGGGCAGACACTGCATACTTAAACTTGCGTACGATAGTCACCATTGTTAGCGTATAAAAGCGTGTATATGTATATTGTACTCTGGTTCGTAGTTTGTGCATAAGCCTGCCGGCGGAAGAATTCAATCGGATGCCAATGTGGCAACGAAATGTTTTCAACTGCATAGCCGAGTCTAGCCTTACTAATCAAAAACGTTCAGAACATAACTCCATGGAATCCAATGAAAGGATGAATGGGATGTTAGCCCATACTAGGAAGGTTGGAAACACTCAACAACCTTGAAAGATGCTCTTCGTACTAGGAATTACTTGTTGCACCTAGCACTAGCGATTCTACACAGTCATGGTGTCCACGCGAATCACGCGTTTCAACCGTAGGGTTTCCTACTGTGAAAGTCTTTAACGATAAGACATAACGAAACAATGTTCGCCTTCTTTTATAGTAAGGCGAAAGCAAACAAAACGTTAAGTATACACTGTGATCAAAACCATGTTCCTAACACAGTGTACCTCAATGATCGACAAAGACACAAGGGGTTCCTAACCATAAATTCGGTTCGATACCTCGACCAGGGT